TCAAAAATGAATAGTCTTTTAAAAGAAAAAACTACCGGACTAAAAGACAAAATGAAAGATTTGTCTTTTCAGTTAGACGTTGAATCTAATAAGATCACAACTCAGAAAAAATATATTAATGACTTAAGAGCATTGAATAGAACGGCTAAGGATAAGAAAGATGCTCAGGCTGCTAAACTTAAGACTGAACTCAATAATCTCGTCGAAGAAAATTCAACGCTCACGACACAGATCCAAGACGAACAAGGTCCGCTTGAAAAAGAACTCAATGCGTTACATGATCGCAAACAAACGTTTACTCAATATAGTGGGCAGTTCAGACAACAAATGTCTCAGGTCGTTAAAGAATCTAAATTTTACGAAGAAAATGAAAACTGTCCAACCTGCTCACAAGAAATCACGGAGTCCGTCAGGAGTGCTAAGTTACAATCCTCGAAGGAAAAAGCGAAAGAACTCCAAGATGCAATGCAAGAAGCGTCTGTAAAATCCGGTGAGTTAGAAGATAATATAGAAAAGGTTACTGAGAGACTAAACAATGTGAGATCTATTCAGTCTACGGTTAATAGTAATAATCAATCTATTGGTCGTATGCAAGCTGAGATCACGGAATTAGAAGCAGAAATAAATCAAACAGGTGATATTGAATCTGCTAAAGAAGAACTTGATTCAATGGAAAATACTGTAAATGAATTTAATGTTGAAAAATTTAAACTAAACGAAGATTATTCTTACAATAATGTTATGTCTGAGATGCTCAAGGATACTGGTATCAAGACAAAGATTATTAAACAATACATACCTGTTATTAATAAATTAGTAAATCAATATTTGCAGATACTAGATTTTTATGTGCATTTTGATTTAGATGAAAGTTTTACCGAAACGATTCGATCACGTCATAGAGATCAGTTTTCATACGATTCTTTTTCTGAAGGTGAAAAGCAACGTATTGACTTAGCTTTATTATTTACATGGCGGATGATTGCTAAAATGAAAAACTCAATATCAACTAATCTTTTGCTGCTTGATGAAACGTTTGATTCAAGCCTAGATCACGATGGTGTTGAGAACCTAATGAAGATTCTGCATTCTCTTGATGAGAATTCGAATACGTTTATTATATCGCACAAGGGTGATATTCTTGACGGTAAGTTTAAAGACAAGATAGAATTTGTAAAAGAAAAGAATTTTAGTAAAATAAAAGATTTACAAGTCCTAGAAGATGTGATATAATATATAGATAACAAGGAGTATATAATGGAACTGAAAGACGAAACACTTTCTGTATTGAAGAATTACGCATCTATTAATCCTAATATAGTAATTCAACAAGGCAACACAATTAAGACAATGACTGAGGCACGTAATGTGTTATCCTCTGCAACATTGTCAGAAGACTTCCCACAAGAGTTTGGCATTTATGATCTCAATGAGTTTCTAGGTGTCATCAATCTTGTTGGAGAACCAAGACTTAAATTTGAAACTGATTACGTGGTTGTTACAGATAGTAGCAATCGTTCTCGTGTCAAATACTTTTATTCTGATCCTGAGATGCTGACAACTCCAACCAAAGATGTTAAAATGCCACCAGCAGATGTATCATTTCTTTTAGATAACGATACGCTAGGCCGTATTAAAAGAGCAGCATCAACCTTAGGTCATTCAGAACTTTCTATTAAAGGAAAAGACGGTGTGCTTAGTCTATCAGTTGTTGATAGCCAAAACGCTACGTCAAATGCATTCTCCATCGATGTGAGTGGAGACTTTACTGATGATAACTTTAACTTTATATTTAATATTGCAAATCTAAAAATGATCCCGGGCGATTATGAAGTTGGTATATCATCAAAATTAATTTCACATTTTGTTAACAAAGAAATGGGTATTGAATATTGGATCGCCCTTGAAAAGACATCAAACTTCGGAGTATAATATGTCAGATAAAAAAGAAAAAACAGAAGCAGTTGAAGATCCTCATGCTCCAATGTATGAGACCGGTAATCGTGCTGCTCGTAGTATGATTGCAGTAATTGATACTATGTGTCAACGTGGTGGATTTAAAGGTGAAGAGCTTTCTACTATTGGTACACTTCGTGATCAATGTGTACAGATGATTCAAATGGCAGAGAACTATCAGCAGGAACAAGCACAAACATAATTTACTTTCCATTGAAAACGTGTTACAATATTATATTATGAAGGAAAGATTATGTCAAGCGAATTTTTATGGGTCGAAAAATATCGACCAAAAGTAATTTCTGAAACGGTATTGCCTCCCCGACTTAAAGATACGTTTCAGAAAATGGTGGATACCGGTGAATTGCCTAATATGCTTTTCACCGGTACCGCTGGTCTGGGTAAAACCACAGTTGCCAAAGCACTGTGTAATGAACTTGGTTTAGATTATATTATAATCAACGGTTCAGAAGAAGGCAATATAGATACTCTTCGAACTAAGATAAAACAATTTGCATCTTCTATTTCGTTACAAGGCGGATACAAAGTTGTCATACTAGACGAAGCAGATTATCTTAATCCACAATCTACTCAACCAGCTCTTCGTGGATTCATTGAAGAGTTTAGTAATAATTGTAGATTCATTCTCACATGCAATTTTAAGAATCGTATTATTGAACCACTACATTCTCGTTGTGGTGTTTATGAATTCAATACGACTAAAAAAGAAATGGCAGAGCTCGCCGCTGAGTTCTTTAAACGGTTTATAAATATATTAGATCAAGAAAGCGTAACGTTCGAGAAAAATGCTGCGGCTAATCTCGTTATGAAATACGCTCCAGATTGGAGGAGAGTATTAAATGAAGGGCAAAGGGGTGGATTTAGTGATAGCGGCATTAATGGTAGCAATACTAATAATGGCCTTTCTTCCATTGGTGATCTCACCAAACACCTAAAAGAAAAAGACTTTAAGAAGATGAGGCATTGGGTCGCCAATAATATGGATGTAGATGCCTCTACAATATTTCGCAATTTATACGATAGTATGACAGATACGGTAGCCAACAGGTCAATACCTCAGCTAGTTTTAATTTTAGCTGACTATCAATATAAACATGCCTTTGTGGCAGACCATGAGTTAAACGTTGTAGCTTGTATGACGGAGATAATGGCAAACGTAGAGTTTAAGTAATGAAAGAATTTGTATTAGTAATTAGCATGTGGGGCAATAATGGCACCGTATGGGAATATATAGGTAATCAATATGTGATGAATGAAAAATTTACAGAAGCTCAATGTGAGATTTTAGTAGATAATTCTAATTGGAAAAAACACATAATAAATGAATTTTATAAATTACAATTCGATTGTTTTCACGAGGACAACCATAACTAATGTTAGTATTATATACGCAACCTAGATGTCACTATTGTGAGATCATGAAAAGGATGCTGAGTAAAATGGATGAGGCCGAAGGCTTTCAAACAGTAGACATTACTAAAGATCCTGAAGCTAGGTCCTTTCTAAAAAAGAAAGGTCACAAAACCGTTCCTATGCTTTATTTAAAAGTGCCTGATCATGAGATATGGATCAATAAAGATATTGATACTAGAAAGCTAACAGGCGAAAACTTAGGTAAAAGAATAACAGATGCTATAGCACAGACAAAGAAGGATAACTGTCTAGTATTTGATGTTGATGGTACGTTAACACCAAGTAGAGAAAAGATAGATCCTGCACATGCTGAAATAATAATGGATCTTGCTAGTAAGGTCGACATTTACATTATAACAGGATCAGACTTTGCCAAAACAAAAGAACAATTAGGAGACATTACTAAAGTTGTAAAAGGTTCCTATCAATGTGCAGGCAATGAATTATGGGTAAATGATAAGTTAGTTCAATCTGTTCCTGAATTTAATATGTCTAAAGTAATGGTACAATGGTGTAAGCAAAAACTAGAAGAAAGTAGATTTCCTCATAGGACAGGCAAGAAGCATATTGACCTTCGGCCGGGTATGATGAACTTTTCTATTCTTGGTAGAGGCTGTACTAGAGCTCAAAGAAAACAATACATTGATTATGACACAAAAAATAATGAGAGAGAAGTTTTAGCAAGCGAGTTTAATTCAATATTCCATACATACTCTGCCCAAATAGCTGGAGAAACAGGTATTGACGTGTGCGAACGAGGACGAGATAAAGGACAGGTGTACAAACCGCTAGAAACATTGTATAATAGTATTATCTTCTTTGGCGATGATACGCAAGAAGGTGGGAACGATTATCCGTTTGCTAAGCAAATAGAAGGATTCCCGCATCGGTGTTTTCATGTCAGCGGACCGGAAGAAACATTTGAATCTTTAGAAGGTATCAAAAGATTATTTCTTGATGAATGGCCTGGCCAAGACAGTGGAATAGAAGGACAACTATGAATCCATTTAATTATTTAAATTCTATAAACGACACAAAGAAAAATGTTATAGTAGATGACGCTACTGAAAAATCATATAATAGTTTTATGGTCAATCGTTCTCTTTCTTATTTTAACGATACCGTTGTACTAGCTAATGAGATGAACCGTTACCACCACCTTGATAATAAACTACAATTCGACTTTCTTATAAATATGGTTAGAAAGCGTAAACGCTTTTCTAAATGGATAAAGCCTCAGATTGAGAGTGACGTCGAAGTGGTAAAAGAATATTATGGCTATAGCAATGAAAAAGCTCGTCAAGTATTACCGCTTCTGTCACCCGAACAAATAAATGGGTTAAAGAAGAAGGTGAATAAAGGTGGAAGAAACAACAATCGTTGAGTGGTCTCCAGCTACAATGCTGGAAGTAACTCTAAACGAACCAGACGATTTTCTAAAGGTTCGTGAAACGCTGACACGAATAGGTGTCGCATCCCGAAAAGATAAAAAATTATTTCAGTCTTGCCATATATTACATAAGCAAGGCAGATATTT